AGAGAATAAAATTCCCAAACGTGGCCAGAGTGCTATGCATACACACAGCAATGACAACTCTGAAGGTTTCCTCTTTAAGCGGAAGCCCTGCAGCCGTAAGGTTAGCAGCCGACAGACCCGGAAGGATACCGGGCAGTCGAGTGAAAACTCCTCGACTCTAAAGTGTGATCGAGTTGAATCCCTCCTCCACGGCCTCAAGATAATCTTGAAGCACCATGGTGCACCATCAAGGGTACTGCGCTCATTCTATAAACAAGCGTATGAATACCTTAGTGTACCTAGTGAGGAGATCTTCATCAAGCGGGCAAAAGATCTGATGTTGGTTCCAATGTCCAGGTATCTCAGAAATGAGTTGCCTGAGGAACCTGACGTAAGATTTGCCGCGAAAGGTGCCTGGCTCCGCTGGAGCAGAGTCAGGATAAGGTCATTCCGTTCCCGGAATACCCACCTTTGGTTCTCTTTCCTCCAAGGAAAGAGAGCGGCGTCTCCTGTGTCGCCCGAAATCGTTCTAATGAACTTCGAGAAACACAGACGTCAGATGCTTGCGCCCGACCCGATCAGGGATGATGAAGAGGGGAACGAGTTCTTAGACGACATAATGGACGTCATAGGACCCGTCATAGGACATATACGTAGGAAGATCAGACCGAGCGGTCGTAAAACCTTCCTTCACCCGGAGCAGCATACATATTCAGCTTCTGAACATGCTGCGCTCGAGCATCCCGGAAGAATGGTGGCCAGAAAGGCTACCTCCGGAACCTCGAATACGGGACGGACAGTCCGATGTATATCCCCCTCCACCGTGGGGATCTGGAGTCGATGCAACACCATATTGGTATACGGGAACGAGACAATCGTCTCGTCGTGAATCCCGTCACTGAGGTTCGCATAAACTCCGCTGAGAAAGAGTTCCTTCTGGAAAGGATCTCAACGTACGACAGGCAGCTCGTTACCGAGAAGCTTGTCGACGGAGCTTGGCTTACTGAGCTTGAGTCCCGGAGAACGCCTGAAGGCGCCCTCCTATGGCAAGAGCCGGGAATCCCAAAGCGCTCGACGTTAAGTGCCGTTTACCCAGAGATGCCTCCTCTCGAAGCGAGAGTTGAGGCTGTCCTTGAACCTTTGAAGGTTCGGACGATCTCAAAGGGTCCGGCCGTCGAGTACGATGGTGCTAAGCCGATCCAGAAGTTACTACACTCTACCATGAGGAAGATGAGCCCCTTCCGACTGATTGGTCGTCCGTTCCGGACGACAGATCTTGTTGATATACGAAGAGCCCAGGAGCAGATAGGCTCCACAGAAAATCATTTCTGGCTCTCCATTGATTATTCCAGCGCGACCGACGGTTTGTCGGCGTCTCTGTCGGCAGCCCTCTTAGAGGGGCTGCTAACGGAGCTCTCGCTAGATAACCCTGGATATTTTCGTATGCTTCAGGCTGTGCTTGCGCCCCATAGGATTTCATATCCTAAGGTCGCAGACACACAGCTAGAAGACGTTGATCAACAGAACGGTCAGTTGATGGGTTCTCCTCTCTCGTTCCCGATTCTATGTTTGGCCAACCTGGCCCTCTATCTTATGGTAAGAAGGAGGACTCGGCCCGACGCCCGACTTCGTGATCTGCTAGAAGCAGTTCTCATTAATGGTGACGATATGCTATATATCGGCACCGAGGAGGAGTGGAAACTCCACCACGAGTTAGGTGAAAGGTTCGGACTCGCGATGAGTCCAGGAAAAGCCTACAAACACCAGGTCTATGCAAATGTTAATAGCATTTGTGTCCATTATGACCTTAGGTGGGAATCAACGCCCTTGGTTATCCCTTTCCTTAACGCCGGGTTGCTTTTAGGCAACCACAAGGTTTTGGGGAAAGTTGAAAGCCATGGGACCTCACCTGCCTTGAAGTCCAAGTTCTCTTCGAGCATTGCTCTATCGAACGAAGAAATAAAGGTGGGGGCGCCTGTGTCGAGCTGCTTTGACGAGGTTGTCCGTGGGGCATTACCCGGCCGTGAGGCCGATGTAGCGAAGATGTATCTTTCGATTCATTCTTCAGCCCTTCGTCGTGAATCCAAGGGAAGGAATTTATTCCTACCGACCTCGGTCGGGGGTCTGGGTCAGACCCGCCCATTGGGTATCCGTAAGGAAATCACGCCACAACAGACAGCCTTAGTGCTAGAGATCCTACTAGCCAATCCACATAAACAGATTGCTTGCAGACCCTATAACAGGGGCTTTGAGGTGAACGAGGTCCAGGACTTAGTCCTGGAACCACTTGGTTTGAGTGTGTTGCCTGAAGAGGAGTCAGGAGACAATTGGTTAAAACGGAAGGAAAATGCGACCTCCTATTTAAGGAGAGCGATGACCTTCGGTGTTGCAACCGTCGTCTTCCGTGACGCCGTCTATTAGGCGCATTTCTCAGGGCTATAAGTGGGTGTTACAGGGCCACGAAAGTGGTGACCTAGAACGTTTCCGCACTGCCGGTTAGCCCCCGGGTTGTATTTGTTGCTCTGGTCGGGTGACAAATTCCAGTGAAGGTGTAAAGACTTACGTAGTAAGACCTCACGGGGTGGGAAGGTGACTTAGGCACAACCCAAGAGACAAAAGATATCTCTTAAGGAATAGCCTGAGCCAGTACCTCCCGTGTGTCGGAATTCTCGAACGACTGCACGGGTCTACGAGAGGGGTAAATGAGGATTCACACCCTAACGCTTGATGTGCGTGCCGAGGGCAAGCGCTTCAAAAGCAGTTAAGCTGAGCTGCTTGCATCGAGCCGTTACCTTTCTCTACCAGTAACATGAACAGTCTACCTCTTTATACAGAGGTGGGTCCACGATAATTGTATAGAAATGACCAACAAGAGAAGTAAGAACAAGTCCAGCGCGAATAAACGCGCCAGGACCTCCTACAAACAATTTATGAGCCCCCTCTACGGACCAGGGGCTCGCATGCAAGCCGCACCTATCGGTGTCTCATCAGACATCCGCCAGGAAACCTCCTTCTACGGAACGAAGGGGGGGCTTGGTATGCGGACTATGGCGGCGATCTTTGAGATCAACTCCGACACGCCCACTGCTACTGGTGCAGCACTTGTTGATGCCTCGAACGTTTATAATAGCGCTCAGCTCAACTTGACTAGCCCAGCCGGTCTCCTGACAGGAGGAACGAAGACAAATGTTAACTTCACCTCTCCCGTCTTTGACCTGATTGCTTCCGCTTTCGTAAGATACCGGATTAAGGGACTGAAATTTCATTATCGTCCCCAATCGTCTGCGACAAATGACGCAAGACTTGTCTTCGCTTTTGCGAATGACCCGGTTCATCCACTACTTTGGAGCAATCCCGTCCCGAATTCTTCAGATCTTTTGGCTCTGTCGGATTCAGTCCCATTTATGCCATGGGAGCCGTGGACACTTGACGTGTCTGATAGGATTTGTAAAGATCCTCTTTACACCTACACGGATCCCAGCACCACCCTTGCTGAATTCAGCGAGCGATTCTCCGATTTTGGAGTAATCTCTTGCCGTACCAGTAATTTCTCTGGCACAACTAAGTTGTGCGGAGTTCTTTACATGGAAGCGGACATCGAACTTATGGAGTTCTGTCCCATTTCGGTCGTTAGACCGACTTCACTTCTTCTTTTGGAGAAGAAGGCGAAGCAGCATCGGGAAGCACATGGTACTTCGGGCACCTCAAGGGGTAAGGTTCTACCTGAACCCGAGAAGAGTGTGACGGAAAAGCAGTGTGCGGCACAGGAAGTGCCAGCAGTCTCTGCGATTGCAGGAGGAACTGGATCCAATCCTTGTGATTGTGATCGTTAACTTGTTCCACCTTGTTACGAGCAGGCTAGAAGGGACGCCTTCTTGGGGACTTACGACCCCCCTCCAGCCGAGTGGTGGTGTGGCAACCACCAGGAACACATTAACCTGCGAGAATGCCAAAACTTAGTGGTACTTAAAATAGGCTAGTACTGCAAGCAGGTTCACACCGCGCTACCCGGACATTGTCCGTGTAGATCTCTCTATGATTCCTCCGAAGATCCCTTACGGGATGCACCGGCGGGTCCGACGACACTACCACCGAAATCGGGGCTTGGGTAATTAGACCTCCTCCAGCTGCTAACTGGTTGAGGCCCCAAGACGATTTGGTGGGTCGAGAAGTAGGAACCGAGTAACCTCTTTCGAGGGTACTCATACTCCTCATGTCATGCCTAAACATGTGGGGGCGTTTAAGCGAACGTTAGGTCTGAG